TCTCACCATCCGCAGCCTGGATAACCGCCACAGCATCGTCAATGTTATCATCAACAGCAGAGGCGTTATAGGTTACAGTATCAGTTACCAATGCGTCAAAACTTTTGCCTGACACAGCATCGGCGGCGGTGTTTGTGGCGGGGTCAACGCCGTGGAAGGCGGCAATATCCAGACCACGGGCAATTTTCTTAGCAAAGCCATCTGCAAAGCTAGTAAGGTAGGGAAGCCGTGCCTCATCAGAGCCTTTGATAAACTCATCAGAAACTCTGTGCTGATACACAAACTTGATGGGTACAATCGTGACAGGTTCAAAGTCAGCAGAACCAGCGGGCTTTGCGCCACCCTCTCCAACAATAGAAACCTCGCCGTCCAAGTTAAATGTCATGACCTGATTTCCGCTAAAGGCAATGGGAGTCTGACCGGACAGCTTAGCAAGGGTGGAATGTCCCTTGGTCTTGTCAAACATACCAGTAACAAGCACCTTGGGCAGTTCAAGCTGAGTAGTAAGAGTAGATGCCATAATGAATTATTCTCCTTTCAATTTGGACAGTACATCCTTCCATGCTGTCTCTGCGTTTTGTGTTCCTTTATCCGATTCATAGGTTCTAAGTGGCGGAGCACCGGTGGCTTTTACAAGGAGCTTTAAGTCCTCAGCGTCCTTACGGATATCTTCCTCTGTTTCTCCAGTCAGACGGTCAGCAAGAGCCCAGTCAAGCCCAACCTCATGCGCCACTCTCTGTTTCATTATTTCAATCTCGTATTTGTGGTTCTGTGCTTGAAGGGCTTGAAGGTTCTCCAACTGGGTGCTTGTGTCAGCCTGAGCCTTTTCCAACTGCTTTGTCAACTCATCGACTTGCTTCTTTGCGGTATTGGCAGCCTCCGCCTGTACCTCAGGGGAAACCCATCCCTCAAACTTTTTTGCCTGAGATTCCCTGTCTTGCTTCAATCGTTCGCCAATCACCACCTCTAAATCCTCCTGTGTGGTAATCGGTTTTTCTAACATTACCATAATGTTATCCTTTCTCGGCTTTTCCGTTGCCGTTACGTTCTTATATAAAAAGCAAGACCAAATTGGTCTTGCCTTTTATAATCAATACATGATTCTTTGCGTTTTCGTTTCTTTCGCCGCTCCACAGGCCCATGCTGCCAGAATAACGGAATCCAGCAGGGCAATTTCTGCCCCTGCTTTGATGGATTTATACCCAAAACCGCCGTTGCTCCCGATAGACCGCTTTTCGCAGTTGGCGACCACCTGTTCCAAAGACGGCTGAGCGGAGTGGCAAATGTGCTGTGAATAAATGTTTTGTTCAAATGCGGCATTGGCCAAAATAATTTCCTTGACTGTAGGGAGTATCGGGGGGCGCATCTTTGCGTCCTTCATGGCGTTTGCCAATAGCTGCTGACCGTTGGCTCCGTCAATAACAATGGTTTTCACATGGGTGTTTTTCAGATAGGGCAGCATCCAGGCTGTCCCGTCCCGAACTGGGCGGCAGTCAATGCACTCTACAAAAATACGCCCATCCGCTGTGCTGACCGCAATGCTCATTGCCACATTTGCCCCATCGTGCCCATATTTTACGCCGATATACGCCTTGCGGCGCAGTTCCGGCAATTTGGAAACCTCTAATTCCTTCCATTCCCGCTTACTAATTGCGCTTTTTTGGTTGTAACGCAGCCACAAACCCAGACGTTGAATATTAAAATCAACCTGGTCCTCTCCGATTTCATCATAGACCGACCGCTCCGTAAAAATTGTCCCTAAAGATGGGTTTGTTTCGTACCATGCATCTTTGTCCTGTGGGTCGTGCTGCTCCTCCACTGACCACTCTGCCCAGCCTGAGTTTTCTCTTGCTCCAGCCAACGTTGCCTTGCGCAGTTTCAAAAACACTGTGCCAGAGGATACCGGTGTGGGTGGTGTCCCGCACATGATAGTCTGTGGGTTACTGCTGTCTGTTACAACATATTTCAGGGCGGTTTCCTGGTCGTCCTGATACTCCTGTGCCTCATCAATGATTAACAGGTCATAGCCTTCGCCTAGTCCTCCCTTGCTGGAGCGTGTGCGGAAATTAATTTTCCCAGCCCCAGAAAGCATTTCAATCCGTTCCAGACCGAATTGCTTGATAGTGCGGTAATTTTCTTTTTCCACAAGACCAGAATCAGACAGGAGACTGCACAGCTTCTCCCAGTGGGCGTGTGATGTAGTTGTACGGTGGGCGGTATGCAATATCCGCTCCCCGTGTTGGAGTCCCCACAATTCCCTCATCAGGAGCAGCTCTGACTTGCCGTTGCGCCGGGGAACGGAATAGCCAAACTTGGTATGTGTCCAAAGACCATCTGAATTGATTGCCATGATGTCATACATCATCTGTGCCTGCCACTCCTGAGCGGTGCGTTTGGTTCGGTTGTACAGTTCCACCGCCTCTTGTCCCAGAGAGGTTTCATACTCCAGCACAAAGGACGTAGTAGGGGTCTGACGGCCTTTTTTGTTTCCGGTCATATCACGGTTCCTTTTCCCTTGCTGCTGTCCACCCCATCTGCTTCTTTTTCGCCCAAGTCGCAATCCGTTTTTCCCGTGCTGCTCTTGCCCGATTTGCCGCCGTGGTTTCCATCTCTTTCCGGTGCGCAAGCTTGGCCTCTTTTGTCAGTTCATACCCTCCATACTTGTCTTTTACATAGCGACGTTTCCCCTCTTTTCCGCTGTGTACTGTTGATGCTCTTCCATCTACTGAAATGAGTTCTACTATACAGCGGCAATTATCATGCCGCCGGTAGATGTCTTCAGGAGCTTCGTCAACATCGAACGCCCCTGCCAATGCACGACACCATTCACAAGCTTTGCCACGCAGGGTGCGAACAATTTTGGGCCACAGACCTGCTCTGGCTTGAAACTCGGCATTTACTCGGACACTGTCATCCACAACGCTCTGCGAAAAATTCACCACCGGCTCCTGGAGAATCCAGGCAACATCATCATATGTTTTTTCGGAGGAAATACGGTTAATAATTCCGTCCAGTTTATCCTGGTTGAATACCGGAACCTGGGCTTTGATACCCAGCCCAGCGGCGGTGTTTAACGCAGTCTGTATCGTTGCCGCCACTCCAGTGATGAGTTCATAATTGTGATGAAACGTGGGGGACAGGACGCTCTGGGCAATGTTGTAATACATCTTCCCGTCCGGTAACACCGAGCTGGACAGATTATCTTCAAACGCCTTTGCAAGTAGTTCACCCATGCGAATTGCAAAGGCGTTTGCCTGAGCATAGGTCGCCGTGCCGTTTTCAATCGCCAGATAGACAGCCTTAATTGTTTTATCTGCCTTAAACGTTACTGTAAAATCTCGCTGAATCGCTTCCAGCAACACGGAAGAAATATCCTCAACCATGCCTTACTCCGTTTCTCCGGCAATTCCAGTCAACGCTCTGGTGTTGCCCATCCCAAAGTAGCCAGGAATAGCCTGGTTAACCTTCACGATGCCATCACCAATGGTGGACAGCATAGCGGCATCCGGTTCAAAAATAGGCTCCCATAGAGGTGTCGTCAGGTATATCTGCTGCCGATGGTAGGGGTAATTGTCTCTCACACAAGCACCCAGATATCCGGCATTCAGAAATCCACTGCCAAACGTGCGCTGAGCTTTTCGGGCAGTCAGACGCAGATTTTCGTGCGTAGCCTTGATTGCTTCCGCACTAGACGGGTTTTCAGAGACAAAACCTAGGTCATCCAGCGTTAGTCCAGTCTCCCCAGCAAACAAGGATGCCCAGGTACGTAGCTGCTCTGTATAGGGACTCATGCTCTGCTGGGTAAACTGACCGATAGTAGGCTTGTCTCCATCCTCGTCCTTCGTGAACGCCAGCATGGATGAGACAGTTGCTTTCCATTTATCCATCTGCTCCGCATCCTGGGAAAGTCCAGTAACGTATTTTTGCGGGAAACTATAGAATTCCGCTGACACCTTAGACAGACGCAGGGTCTTCAATGCGTCCTGCATAATCTGCATACAGGCTCGGCTAATACGGGAGTGACCGAAGGGTCTAGTCGCATCTGGACGGTAGATAATCGGCACCAGCAACGGGTGAGGAGCTGTATTCTCCACCGTCTCTGGTTTCATGAGTAACCCATCCCCTTTGCGGTAGTAAGTAGTTTTCCCCTGCTCAAAATACGCCTCCAGGATTGGGCAACCGTTTACGTCTCGTTCCAACACGGCATAGCCCTCCTGGAGCATTCCGGTGATTGGGTCAATAATTCCTGTCGCATTTGCGCCGTCAATCACCTGGAGTCTGGGAAAGTCGTCATCGCCTGAAGAGATGTAAATGAATCCACAAGAAGAAATCAGGGCACAGAGAATCGCAGAATCAAAGAGAATGTCGGCATTATTCATCTGATATATCTGCATCATGTCAAAATTGTCCTGGTCAAATCCTCGGAAAATGAGCCGGTCAGCAAGAGAATCAACCGCCCTGGAACACCAACCAAGAGTTGACTTTAAATGCTTAAAGCCGTCTGGAATCATTTCTCCCAAATCGGCTTCATGGTTTTTCATGTCGTAATATTTGTATCGTAACAGCACCCGCCCCCGCTTAGCATCCAGTCGGTGGCGGAGCCATGCAGCCCCTTTCAGTTCTGGCATTGTATTTCCTCCCCTCAAATTAGTTTCAGCGAGAAATTTGTGCAGTGACGGCGTGAAACTCTCGTGGCCTGCCAGGGCGGGGGATATGCCCCCCTTTGCTGTTTTGTTCTATATCAAAATGTTTTCCAATCACAGGACTGTGGCAAAATTCTGTTGGATATCGTTGCTTCAACTGCGACCGAAATATATTTTTGATTTGCTATCTTATTGCTTTTCATCCGATTACATATCCAGTGCGCCAGTTGTAGGTTGGCAATATCGCTGGGATGTCCGCCTCTGCTAATAGGGATAATGTGGTCTACTGTGGGCGACATAGGGGCTGGGGCTTTTAACTTGAAGTCCACTGGTTTTCCGCAGATAGCGCATAATTGCTGGGTGGCAAATATTTTTTTACGGTTCTTTTCAAATGCGTTCCGGTGTTCACCTTGTCGGTCTTCTCTTCGGTTCATATCGCACCTCCCTTCTCCATCAAACCAAAAAGCACCCTTACAGGGTGCTTTTTGTGAAAGAAGAGTTGCAAAAAAAGAAGGAATCATGATAGGCAACCAGAATTGCACTGGGGACAGCCCATCGCCCAATAAGAAAAGCTGCTGCCGCTTTTACGCCCTAGCTGGCATAGGTAAAAGGAGGTCATGGAACAATAAAGCTTGCAATAAGGCTCTCGTTGTGATGGTCTTATTTTATCAGACTTAAATGGTAAAAATATGCCAACTTTTAGGTTAGCTCCATTTTTTTGCTTACCAGCACCACAAAGGCAGATAACCGTCTTGATATACTCCTTGGGCTTAGGTGGCATTCCAACGCTATACCGTCAATCGTGTAACACTGCCGCCAAAACACCATATCAATAATCTTGAGTCGTTCCGCTCCATCTGGAAGGTGCATAGTTTCACTGATTGCTGCTTCTACAGCATCTAAAATTTCTTGTTCTCTGGGTGGTAACTGCTGCAATGCTGCCCGTTCTGCCGGACGGCCAGTACCATTGCCAGTACCATTGGAAGTGGTCGCTATGTCCAGTGTGGTTGTGGTTGTAATTGCTTGCTGCTGCAATGCTTTCAGTTTTGCTTTCAAGATTGGGTACTCTTTGATGCAGGCTTTAACAGGTTGCCACCACCAATAGTGCGATTTACCCATAATATATCCCTCCTGTTCTGAGAGATTTTTTGATTTAATCTTACTTCCCTATCGCTTACAAGGAGAGAAGGGAAAATTTTTTGTAGACGTATAGTGACTACACACCTAATTTACGTTTCAGAATGCCACTTCCATGAAATTTCTTTCAGTTGGAGCGGATGTTTGCAACGCTCTTTCACCCTATGAAACAGGTCTTTCACACCATGAAAGGCAAAATTTCACCTTATGAAACAGCTTTTTCGCCCTCTGAAACGCTGTCCTTAGAGGTCTTGACGATTCTGGACACGGTTGCAGGACTGATTTTAAAATGCTTTGCCGTCTCACTCTGGCTATGACCTTGTGAAATAAATTCAAGTATTTTGTCATTCCTGCTTTGTTCTGGTGGTGGGGGCTGTAACCGCTCCACCTCCATTCTTGCTTCACGCAGATTATTATGTAAGCGTGTGTTCCTGCTTTCCAGATTAGACACCTGTTGACGCAACTGGTAGACCTCGTTGGACAATTCGTTATACTCTTTCGACTTATCTTCAACCTTTAAGAGCTGCGTTTTCATGTTCTCGCCTATCTGCTTCTGACTGTCCAGCTTCTTTGTCAGTGTCCTGACTTTCGCTGAATACTCTTTGTTGCCGTGGAGATAACCTAACAGATATACCGCCCTGTGTGAACCCTCTAAATGGCTTTCTGTCAGCTCAATATTTAAAGACTGGTGTATAACTGCCCGTGCTTCTCGTGCGCCCTGACACTCCCATGAGGCTTGTGCGTCCATGTCTGCGCCTTTGTTCGCCATATGAGAAAGCACCTTGTCAACCTGTGGTGACTGTCTGATACGATAAGCATTGAACCATGAACCAGCCTTTTTGAAGGTGATAAACCCCAACAGGCAAGCAATCAGCAAGAAGCAGATACGGAAATACAAAGACATAGCTGGAAGCCTAAGAGCCGTGAAGGTTAGCACGATTGTAGCCACTACAAAAGCCCTGGTAACAGGTGCTAACACCTGGCTTAAAAGATAGAAGGGATTCAGCACCAGCACAATGACTGCAAATACCGCTAACGTATCAAAAAAGGCTGAAATTGGTGCGTTTGTATACCCAAAGTAGACCAGCACCAACACAGGACAAAAGGAAACAATTTCACGCCAATAGTACAGAACAGCTTGTACAAAATAACCCAAAACAGTATCTTTCATAGCTTTCTACCTCTTATATATCCCTTGCATTCTCGATATACTTTTCAAGTTCAGCCCGCTTGATTCTGGAATGGGAATCAATACAGACACGCAACTTAGGTACACGCTCCGCCAATGTTCTTAGCCGTGCTTCTCCAATACCGGATAATAGGGACGCTTCATGATATGACAAAGTTAGCTTGTGCCAGATAGGGATTTCTTCTTTTTTCCGCTCCATAGCTCATCACCTCCCCTTTTAAACGCCCTTATTAAACATGAAGTCATATGCAACACGGTTGACTATATCAACGTGCATGGTCATCGGTGCATTGTAAAGGGCTGTAATGAGGAACGCTTTGGGATTTCTCACCCTGGAAACGCCTTCTTCCAACCTGTCCAGAACGTAATCAATATGTTCCATTCTCAGCATTCTGAAACGTTCTTGCACATAGTAGGCAGGGATTCCCCTTTTTTGTACTCTAATCTCATCATTCACATCAGTATTCATAACTTCCTGAATGATAAGGCAGATTTCTTCAAGCTCTTGAACCGGATTGTCATTTCTTATAACAAGAATATCTTCATATTCAATCTGTTCTTTCACATCCTCAATCGTGACAAACTGCTGTTGGCTTGCCTGATTGATATGATTTGATACAGTATTATTAGGTAAAGTATGGTTGAGAGACGTATTATTTATATGCTCCCCTTCACCATGCACTGCTTTTGCTACTCCTGCTTTTGGCATAGCTACCTTTTGGGGGTATGGCTCGTTCTCGTTCTTGTGTTCGGGCTGTTGCTCTGGCTTTGGGCTTTCTGGGACTGGGGTATCAAGCAATTCATACTCCCAATAGAAACGCTGGGTAACGGGGTCTTTCAAACGGTACTGTTTCAGGTACCCACGTTCTTTCAATTCGTCCCACGCCTTGTTAAAGGACTTCTGACCGTCTGTACAGTTGCGTTCTAAGTACGACTTGTACAAGGTAAAATTGGGAATCTCAATGTAATACTGGATAGTTGCATACAGTCCCCTTGCTCTAAGGGAAATACTTTCATCCCTCAAAGGGCTGTTACTCACCATTGTGAAGTCATGCTTCTTTTGCCGGAATCTACCACCGCTGTTTTGTTGTAACATTGCACTCACTTCTTTCTTGCTGTGAAGTCGGGGTGCGGCTCATGCGCCGCATAGAGGCTTGTCCATAAGGTTTTCCTTTCATTTTAAATAAAAAGTAGTTCCTTCCCCTGTAAACCCCGACATTTAATTTTCTGTATTGTCCCTGAACCTACACTTCACCTGGAAGTTCTTCAATCTGCTGGTCAACACTGCTCAACCAGTTTTCTTAATTTGAAATCCCCAGCGTGGTATTCTGGGGATTTTTTGCGTCAGCTAATATATCGAGCCAACGCCACAATGCTGATGGCGTACTTGCCGCCAATCAGCCTAGCCGGAAACGCTGGGTCTTTCAGCAGGGATTTTCTGCCCCTGCCTAAGACCGCAGCCGCTTCCTCAATCGTTATGGTCAGCCGGCTTGGATACATGGAACGAATTAGTTCCAAATTTTCACGGTAATTCTCTTTTTCTCTGGCCATAACCTTTTTTCATCCCTTCGAGTGGTTTTGTAGTGATAGTTCTCGCCTGCCTACCTTTTTCGTTATGCTTTCACCGGTGCCTCGCTGCCCTGAGCTGCTGCCAGGTAGCCTGCAATAAAGCTGTTAGTCATCATCACTACGAGCTTCTGCTCGTCAGCCGACATAGATGACAGTACCCGCAAAACGGTTTCAGCGTTCTCCATCTGCTCTCGTGCATACTTAGCCATCCTTGTCACCTCCTTTGTTTGATTTTGCGATTATTATAAATCTCATTGCGATTTTTGTCAATACCTAAATTTGATTTTGCGATTTTTTATTGACGTTGCGAAGTTTTGGTGTTATGATAATAAGCAGAAGGAGGTGATTGAGGATTGAAAGACAGGATAAGGAAATTGCGCCGCACTCTGGATTTGACACAGAAAGAATTCGGGCAGCGAATCGGCGTGAAACCCAACACTATTGCTACATACGAGATGGGACGAAATAATCCTATTGACTCCGTAATCACGCTGATTTGCCGTGAGTATGGTGTCCGAGAGGATTGGCTTCGTAACGGTGAGGGAGAGATGTTTATCCCTGCACCGACGTCCGAACTGGATGCCCTTGCCGCTAAGTACCCAAATATGACACACGAAACCTATGTGTTCATCGAAAAGTTATTAGATTTATCCGTTGAGGACCAGAACGTAATCATGGGGTTTTTCCGAGAAGTTGTCGCAGGTTTTGCCACTCCGCCCGAAACGTCACCTACGCTGGATGCCGAAGCTCTCCATGCAGAGCTTGACCGACAAATCAGTATGGAAAAGGGAGCAACGGAAAAATCAGGAGCCTCTTGATATGGCGGCTTCGTCATCACCAAAAAATTTGGCACAACGTGTAAGCAAAAAAAGAAGGAGCCTACCTCAGCGGTAGACCCCTTCTCAGAGTGAAATTTGCTGTCAAAAAACGGCTTGTGTGGGAGGTATATTGAAAAAAAGTATCAAGGTCTTGATTGATTCTATCAAGGATTCAATCAAGCTCTCGCATCTCACATTTGTGCGGGAGGTGTATTGAAAAAGATTATTGGGGCAGTAGTAAATTAAAAGTAAGAAGCTACACACATTGGGGAGGTTTTGACATGATTCTCTTTTTGATTTTAGCAATTATCTTTTTAGTCCTGTGGCGCAAGGCTGTATCTGCCCAGAACTCAATTCAAAAACAACTCGCTACTACAGAAAAAGAACGTCAGGCGCAGCTTGACGAAGCCAACAAACAGCTTAGTGCATTAGAGAAATATAAGTCAATTCTGGATGCCGAAGCAGAAGCGGCAAAAATAAAGTCATCCTCTGAGGCAGAAGCTAAAAGCGTCAAAGCTGCTGCTGAAGCAGAAGCCAGCCATATTCGTGAGGAAGCAAGCCAGACGCTTACCAGTGCCAAAGAGCAACTAGCCAACGCCGAACAGGATGCCCATGCCCGCATCAATCGGGCGGAAACAGAGTCTCAGCGCATTATTGCTGATGCCAAGGTTAAGGCAGAAGAAATTGCAGGAGATGCCTACAAATCGCTTGAACGGGTAGATGAACTCAAAAGCCTTGAACGTGCATTAACTAACACCATCAAGGGTTATGGCGATGAATGGTTGAAGCCTACCTATTCCCTACTAGACGACCTAGCGGAGGATTTCAACCACACCGATGCAGGCGTGAAATTAAAAGAAGCTAGAGCGCATACCGCTCGAATGGTGACTGACGGCACTGCCGCCGTCTGTGATTATGTTGAATCCAATCGTAAGGAGACAGCAATTCGTTTTGTTATCGATGCTTTCAATGGCAAAGTAGATTCTATCCTATCCAAAACCAAAAAAGACAATTACGGGAAGCTTGAACAACAAATCAAAGACGCTTATCAGCTGGTAAACACTAACGGTGCCGCTTTCCGCAATGCCAGGATTACTCCCGCATATTTAGATGCCCGCCTTCAGGAACTGCACTGGGCAGTGATTGTTACTGAGTTAAAAGCTAAAGCCGCAGAAGAGCAGCGAGAACTGCGTGAAAAAATGCGTGAGGAGGCAAAGGCGCAGCGTGAGTTTGAACGGGCTCAGAAAGAGGCCGCCAAGGAAGAAGCCATGCTTCAAAAAGCTATGGAAAAGGCGCAGGCCCAGTTGATGAAAGCCACCGAGGAGCAAAAAGCTAAATTTGAAGCTCAGCTCACTGAATTGGCAGAAAAATTAAAGGAAGCCCAAGAGAAAAATCAACGTGCAATTTCCCAAGCACAACAAACTAAGCACGGCAATGTCTATGTAATTTCCAATATAGGCTCCTTTGGTGAAGGGGTGTATAAAGTGGGAATGACACGTCGTCTGGAGCCAATGGACCGTGTCCGAGAACTGGGCGATGCCTCTGTTCCGTTCTCCTTCGATGTCCATGCCATCATTGAAAGCGATGACGCTCCCGCACTGGAACACGCTCTTCATCAGGAACTTACTCTAATGCAGGTGAACAAAGTCAATCCCAGGAAGGAATTTTTCAAAGCGAACCTTAGCGATATTCGTGCCTTAGTTGAAAAATACGGACTGTCCGCAAAATGGACAATGGAGGCAGAGGCCGCAGAATACCGAGAAACCATTGCCATTGAAGAGCGGATGAAGAACGACCCCGATGCCCAAAAGCGGTGGGCGGAGTTTTATGAGCGGATTGCCGAGGATAAAGATACCACCGAGTCCGAGGAAGAAGATACATAAAGCAAAACCGCCCTCTATCAAGAGCAGTTGGCATAGAACCTATCAACAAAAAAACTCCCCTGATGTACCACCATCAGGGGAGCATGCCACAGCTGTACCACCAGCTAGGCGTGCAGTTAATCCCACAATACCACTCGAAGGAGTAACTCTGCCCTTTCATTGTACCACAAAGGGCAGAGCTGGTGCAATGGAAAGGAGCAAATTTTTCATGGCAAACTCAAAATTGAAGAAACGTGCTGATGGTCTGTATCAGATTTCCGTTCTCATTGAGAACAACGGAGAAAAGAAGCGGAAATACTTCTATGGCAAGACCCAGCAAGAAGCGAAAAAGAAAATGCTGGCATGGCAAGCAAAGCGAGAAGCCGGAAGACTGTTTGAGGACGTTGCCAGCGAATGGCAGAAAAAGCACTGGAAGGAAATCGAAGCCGGCACACAGGTGAGCTACGGCCCCGCACTCTGCCGAGCGGTCAATGATTTATCCGGTCGCCCTATTCGTGAAATAGCCCCACTTGACATCCAGCATTCCCTGGATGCAATGGCTGCGCAAGGTTATGCGCAACACAGTGTATCCATTTATCTCTGTGTCCTGCACCAGATTTTTGACCATGCGATTTTAATGCAGGACCTTGAAAATAACCCTGCTGCTACAGTAAGGGTTCCAAAAGGTCTTACATCTTCCACCAGAGAGTGTCCTTCGGACGAGCAATGCGAAATAATTCGGCAAAGCTCTGGTCTCACGTTTGGAATGTTTGCGTACATCATAATGTATACGGGCCTCCGCAGGGGAGAACTGCTTGCCTTACAGTGGAAAGACATTGATTTTGAGCGATGCTCAATTAGCGTCAACAAATCCGTTACTTACGCAAAGACAGGGAATCAGCCTGAAATTAAATCGCCCAAAACCGCCGCTGGAAGACGTGAGGTCGTTTTGCTGAATAGATTGGCTGAAAAGTTACTCCCGTTTCAGGAGACTCCAGATAGCTTCATCTTTGGCGGAGACAGACCCCTTACGCAATCCGTGTACCGAAAAAAGTGGCTCCAGTATTGCACGGAGGCCGACCTTTTGGTCTGGAAGGAAGCAGAACGCATACGGAAGCACAAAAAGGTAGGCGTCCTATACAAAGTTCCCGCTGTCACTCCTCATCAGCTCCGCCACGTTTTTGCAACGATGTGCTTCGAGCAAGGTATCGATGTTAAGGATACACAGCAGTTGATGGGGCACAGTAAAATCAGTGTCACTATGGATACCTATACCCATATCCGCAAGCAGCGGCGTGATGATGTTGCCCGCAAACTGAATAACGCAAAGTAATGTAACCGTGCTGTAGAAAATCCATTTTTTCCTGAGATACCAGCATTTTTTATTGAATGGCATTCAAGAGGTCAGCGGTTCGATCCCGCTTATCTCCACCAAGATAACTGTCCAAATCGAGAGGTTTGGACGGTTTTTTGTTATTTTG